CATTAATTTCTTATAAATAGTCCCATGCAAGATTTCATGGGAAAAGATGGGTTCAGTTGGTTCGTTGGTGTTGTTGAAGATAGAAATGATCCAGCGAAGATCGGCCGGGTTCGCGTCCGTGTTCTAGGCCATCACAGTGAAAGCTTAACAGAGGTCAAGACTACTGACCTGCCCTGGGCGCATGTAATGCACCCTGTAACTGATCCCTCTATGCAGGGATTGGGCCACACTCCCTCGTTCCTGACGCAAGGGTCTTGGGTTGTGGGATTCTTTCGTGACAACGAGAAGCAGCAGCCTGTCATCATGGGTTCGCTTCCCGGCATTCCTAGTGATGAAGCTAATCCAGATTTTGGGTTTAATGATCCACGGGGAACTGATGTTCCTCAAAAACCATATAAGTCTAAAGAAGGTCCAACTCATGGTCCATATCCTGGCGAAAGAAAGAGTGGGCATGGTATAGGTGAATCGGATACCAATCGTCTTGCTCGAGGCACGGAATCTGAATCACATCAGTCATTGATTGACCGTAGAGATGAGAGATTACATGGTGATCCTGCTGAAGATGCAACAGGCATACCTACTGCAACCAAACCATACCTCTCAACTACCTCTGACGAAGCAGTGCAAGAGACACGGGGGTTCTGGGAAGAGCCTGACCCCAAGGGCATTATTGCAGACGCAAATCCCTATATTTCTGCTGCGTATCCTTACAACCATGTATTCGAGTCTGAATCTGGTCATATCACCGAAGTGGATGACAGCCCAGGCGCGGAACGGTTGTTTCGTCAGCATAAGGAAGGAACCTTTGAGGAGATACACCCAGACGGCAGCGTTGTCACCAAGATCGTTGGAGATAACTACGAGATTGTAATCGGTAGCGAGAACATCGTTATCAAAGGATCACAGAATATCACCATTGAGGGTTCGGTAAGAGAGCTCATCAAGGGAGATTACATACAAGAGATAGAAGGGGATTTCTATCAGAAGATTCACAAGAACCATCGTGTCAAAGTTGGTGCATCTGATCTCGGCGGTAATCGTGAAGAAGAGATTGTCGGCAATCATGCATTCAATATCAACGATGATGTTAAAGGCCGTATCGGTGGTGATGTGAGTATCAATTCTGAGAAATCCAAATGGGAATTTATTGGTGGGCAATATACCCTTTCAGTGACAGGGAAGAAGATGGATTCAAACCCAGCTGCTTCTGGTATATTTATAACAACTGACTCTAATTACATGCTGAGTGTTGGCACTGATCTTTCGCAGTCAACCATATCAGGTATCATGTCGATGAAGTCTGGTAGCACATTGAACATGAAGTCAAAACTAGCAATGACAATCAATTCTGAGTCTACGCTAAGTGAGATTGTTGCAACAAATGTAACAAGAACAACTGGTGGAACTCATTCTCATAGTATTGCAGGGATACACACTATTGATTATAACGGTGATGCTCATGTTCGTTACGATGCTGACTATTATAAACATGTTGGTAAGGATACACACCTCTATGTTGCTGCTGGTGTTGACCACACTCAAACAGATTCACCAACGAGAACAAGCGCTGTTGACGTTACATCAACAACCGTGAATAATTTGTAGGAGAATATCATGGTTGATTTTACAAACCTAAATCTTTGCGGCGCAAGTCCAGAACTCAACAGCGTTCTAGAAAAACTTGATGCTGCTAAGGCAGAAATAGCGGCCTCTATGGATTCTCTGGCCAGTGAAGCTTCAGCTTCGTTTGGTGCTGCGCAAAACGAACTCACTGGGTTGATTGATAAGTTACAAACTGTTGAAATACCGACTCTTCCTAAACTAAACTTGCAATCAGAAATTACAAACTTTGCTTCTCTTGTACCCGGCAGTCCATCTGCTATTCAAGCGCTTGCAAAAATTAAAACAGAGTTTGGAGATGCTTTAGATGCATCTGGTTTGGAACTAGATAGTCTTGTCAAAGATGCATCTGCTGCAATAACGGGTGGGGGTAGTGTATGTTCACTTGTTCCAAATTTTGAAAAGGCAGCAGGTGGGCCGGTTGTAGAAAAACCTGTTGCTGTTAAACAGGCCGCCGACAAGGCACTAATAGAGGCATTATCTGTGGTGAAACAAAATGAAATCCTTTCTGCAAAAATCAAAGCTATTGGTGAAAAGACCGCCGAGTATGTCGTTACAAATAAAGTACCAACCGAAGATACCGGCGCTTTCAAGATTGTCCCTGACTCTGATGTGAAAACAATATCAACCGTCAGTGGATCATTAGTAAAATCTGTGCCGCCGGGAACAGGTGATAATGTTTCTCCTGATGCTGGGTTCCAACACAAGAAATCCACGATCACTGAAAAGGTAAAGTTTGAAGATATTATGGATGAAGGAGGTGGGAGGATAATCATACTAACCAAATATGTGCCAGTTGAGGTTTTGCTTATTCAATTACATCCTAGTGCCAATTATGATAACTTGATTACCTCAACCGTAGAGGAAAAAGCTGCGTTTGCTGCCGCCGGGGGCACCGCTAGTTGGAGAGGCTCCCCTCGTTATGTAAATAGTGATGGTCCACACATGGAGTATGTCTTACACTATAGTTTACGCAAGCGTGGTATACCTAACGTCATCGTGACAATAGACGACACAACTGGTGGTATAAGCCTTACTCCACCATTTGAAACTGTCGATGATCATCCAGGCAATATTGAAAGTGTGCCATATGAACGCTGGAACGGTAAAACCTGGGTTCAAAAACCCGGTTCTTTTAGAGGAGGCGTGTACGGCGGCCGCCGATCAGATAAGGTGAGAAATAAAAGGTACGGGGGATTTGCGGCCGTAGTAAGATATACATGTCTCGATAATTACGATGCCGATATTTGGTCTGCATAAATACAAACACATAAAGGAGTTATATTATGGAAAATAATAAATTTGCAAGAATCTGCAATCAGATGGATGCGTTTAAGAAGGGTAAAAATGTTGTGTTGAATATTCTCAACCCCAATGCCAATGAGACGAACAAGCGTTTTATTCGTGTCAGCGCAAAAGATGTTTGGCCGACCAACAATCCGTATAGGATGTCACAAAATACATCAGAGAGTGTATAAATAATAGTAAAAGGGAATACACATGGGCTACAAGGACGCATATTATGACGGTACACATACCGGCCAAGGTCGTGCGGCCCAGATTTATTCTGACATAGATTTATTCTTTGGCCCTAAAACTGGTTCAAAAGATATCAGCAAAGTTATTGATATAACAGCAGTAAAGAGGTCTGTAAGAAACCTGATACTAACCAACCCTTACGAGAAACCCTTTCATCCAGAGATTGGTTCTGGTGTAAGAGACATTCTGTTTGAACCTATGACGCCAATCACGGCATATGTTCTAACTATGAAAATTGAAGAGGTGATTGAAAACTTTGAACCTAGGGCCCGTCTTATTGGAGTGAGGGCTATTCCCAACCTTGATAACAACGCATATGAAGTTACCATTGAGTTTTATGTTGTTAACGCACCAACAGAACTTGTCAATATGGAAGTTCTATTAGAGAGAGTACGATAATGGCAGCAACCAGAAAAAGACTCAGTGTAACAGAGTTCGACTTTGATGAGGTAAAGGACAACCTAAAAGTTTTCATGCGAAATCAAACTGAGTTTAAGGATTATGACTTCGAAGGTTCTGGTCTTAGTGCTCTTCTGGATGTTCTTGCATACAATACTCACTATCTTGGTTTCAATGCGAATATGCTTGCAAACGAGATGTTCCTCGATTCTTCGCAGCTGCGGTCAAGTGTTGTTTCTCATGCCAAGACCTTGGGTTACTCTACTAAGTCTGCAAGAGCATCCAAGGCGGTTCTTAATGTTTATTTAAACACAACCAATACAAGTGCAACAATGCCTGCGGGCACAGTGTTCACTGCCAGTGTTAGTGATTCGTCTTATCAGTTTGTAACTATACAAGACGTAATTGCTGCAAATATCGGCTCCGTAATTCCATTTAACAATTTAAGTGTATACGAAGGAAGTTTTGTTTCGACTAGGTACACAACTGATACTCAGAATGTTGAGCAGAGATTCCTTATCAATGATAATCGAGCAGATACGACAACTCTTACAGTCAAGGTTCAAAATTCTTCATCAGATAGTACATCTACAACATACACTTTGGCAACAGATATTGCTGCTCTAACTTCGACTTCCAATGTTTATTTTCTACAAGAAGTTGAAGAGGGGAAGTTTGAAATATATTTTGGTGATGGTATTTTGGGTAATGCTGTAGAAGACGAAAACATTATCATATTAAACTATGTCGTTACAAACAAAGGGGCAGCTAATGGTGCTTCTACATTTGCTAACTCTGCTGCAATTGATGCAGTTAACAGTGTCAATGTATCTACGGTGTCTTCTTCTGCTGGTGGTTCTGAACCAGAAACAATTCAGTCGATTAAGTATAATGCGCCCCTAGACTATGCGTCACAGGGTCGATGCGTTACCATCGAAGATTATAAAACTTACGTCAAACAACTCTTTCCTAATACTCAGGCGGTTTCTGTTTGGGGTGGAGAGAATGGTTCATATAATTCCTCTACTGGTGTATCAGATATCGCAGAGTATGGTAAAGTTTTCCTTAGTGTTAAATCAACAACGGGTCTAAATCTGAATGAAGTTCAAAAGGCACAACTTGTTACGGACCTAGCTTCATATACTGTTGCGTCAATTTCTCCTGTGGTTGTAGACCCAGAGACACTAAACCTGATACTCACTGTCAGCTTCAAATATAACTCCAGCGCTACAACAAGTAGTAGTGAAGCACTTGTGAGTCTTGTGAACTCTACTGTCACAAATTACAACGCCGACTATCTAAAGGTGTTCAACTCTGTGTTTAGACATTCTCAATTTACGGGGCTAGTCGATGCCACTGATAATGCGATATTGAGTACCATCACAACTGTAGCCTTGTCTTCCCTATATACTCCAAATACGGCTGGGTCATATTCCTTCACAGTTACTTTTGGAAACCCGCTATACAATCCACATTCCGGTCATAACGAAGTCATGGGGGGTGTGATTGCATCAACAGGTTTCTACATAAGTGGCAACACAAATGAAATGTTATTTGATGAGGATGGTGCGGGCAC